CACCTACACACAGCATATTAGATATTTAACTGTCGATTAAAGACAGCACGCAGTGAATTCCCATTTCCATTGCGTTTCTTTCCGTTCCCGTTGCCATTGCCATTGCCATTGCCGTTCTTGAACGGTTCCATTAACGCAATGGCATTGTTACCATAAGTAGTAGATAAGTTAGGATAACCAATATACCTATCAGCAGTGCCAATATTTTTGGCGCTGCCCAGTAATTCGCTTACTATACCTCTGGCAACAGTCGATAAGCCAGCTGTCCCCACTCGCTTGACTTTCGACATGATGAGTGGCAAAATACCACCATCATTGAATTTGGCCGGATACGTATGTGGCAGAGCGGCTTCCAGTGTCTCTGCCATTTCTAGCGCTCCATCATCTCGTGGTGGTGGAGGTTGTTTGAAGAGCTGCAATTCAGAATTAGTTTCACCACAGAATTGATAATGCGTGCCATAAATCATGAGCATGGATGCATTTGGATCAGCATTCGTCACATAGTCAACATGCCACTTTCCTGACAGGTCAACTAGGTCACGCTTTACAGTAGAACTGTCAATGCTGATACTGGTTGTTGATTGTCCTGCTCTGATTAACGGACGCCACTCTCTTGTGGGGGTGAATTCTGTGTGTGATTTACCTCTAGCCTGCCGACTAGTCGCGCCTTCAATCCAATTATTTGAGTAACTCTTCTCATCAGCCTGTAGTAGAGCTTCAAAGCTGAACTCTGGGGTGATAGAGTATCTTGCCAAATCCTGTCCTACTGTGGAGGAAAATGGCTCGGTATCTCGTCGCCTCAAGTTTTGATTGTTGAGAGGAGTTCCTGCAATCACAACTCCAGAAAATTGGAGTATTGTTGTGGCCGCAGGTATGATCAGCATAGACACGTTGGTAGTTCCTGTGGCTGTCCACTGGATTGAAAACTGTACTGTGGTGTCTGCTGGAACAACTACGCCTGATCCAGTGGTATTATAGATGGGAGCACTATATGATTGAACCCACTGAATAGTACGGGAGTTAGTTGGATCTGAAAATACGTGCCATCTAGCTCCATCGTAAAAGTAGATGTTATTAGTAGACCTCTGTAGTGACATAGTCACTGAGGTAAACCCAGCTGGTGTGTTTATTGCACCAGGGAGTGGATCTGGACCGGTAACTCCGCCCGTTCCAGCGTATTTATATGGATTGAGAGCACTATTGAATTGCAATGAGGCAGTCGCAATTCTGCCTTTAAACTCTGTGGCATTTGCTACAGGTGTCATGGTGAGATAACGTCCCCATCTTCTAACCTCACGGATGGAGGTCAGTAACCTTGGTTCTGTCCCAAAAGTATCAAAATAGGGGCGAATCAACCGTGGACAATGCCACCCCACCGCCATCACGGGAACACCGGACACAACTGTGCCATCATCATTATAGATGGTATAATCAGCTGGGTTGTGCCAGGCAGGTAATTGTAACCTTAACCATGCTTCTGTTGGAATACTGTTGAGTACCCATCGCAGGTATGTTCGGATAGCAGCGGCAGATTGTGTGCTTGGGAATGCTACAGACACAAGCTGTTGCATATAATAAGGAGTGAGAAAAGTGACTACATCCCAAGACTCGTCTGGTAGCCACGCAGGTCTGCTGACTACAAACTGATCCCTGGTTTTACCAGGGGTGGCGGATTGATCGCATCCATCTGGGGGGCCAGCACAGCTGGTCGCACCTGATGGAGCTATGACTTCTTGCACGTATTGTGCACCATTGTCTGTACAAGGCAGACAATTTGAAACCATGTTTCTAGTGTTGATCGGACGCCAACACCATAGCTGCCAGCTCTTGTTCCATCAACTTTTGACTGGGAACGTCCAAATCGAAAGTTATTGCGAAGCTGGAACGCGACAAACTACTTGGCATCAGAAATTCATCTGTGCACTTATTAGTAGCTAATCTGTAATCGCTAAAGTACCATTTATACTCCCCTTTAGCCATTCTGAATCTGGCAGCTAATGCTGAAATGAGTGGCATCTCAGGGGAACAATACCCTTCGCCCACTCCGATAGTGGTCAGATAGTCTTCAATATTGGTGGGTAGATGCCCACATTTGAAGATAGCTCTGGATAAACTACGAATTGGATTTTTGCACATGATCCAACCTATGCTGGATTGTACTGGAGAACTTTGACAAAATTCAATCTCGTGGAAAGATCGCACAACGTTGATTTTTGATTCCATTCCAGTATCAGCAAAATCCACAGAAACGTAGTTTTTCATGAACACGACACTATCGTCGCCATCTAGATAAATGATGGCTTCATCACCAAACTTTTGGCGTAGTAAGGCGTAGTTAATGATGCAATTGCCTAAGGCTGTGTTTGCATCACCACTCATCCGCCTAGCCTTGCAAGC